AGGTTTACGTAAATCACATAGTATACGAACAAACACATACGCATCACAATCTTGTTCCGTTCCGTGTAACGCTACAGAACAATCGTAATTAGGCATAGGTTTTGTGTTGCAACGTTTTGTTTTAACATCTATCCGTTTACCTTCTTTAACTAGATCATAATCGTATGTATTTATTTCTTTCGCCTTAATACTATCAGCAACAATCACCTCACCTATCGCCCCTACAACGTTACTAGAGCCACCTGTAATACTTCCCTGAAGAATACCCATCGTGGAAGCTTTTTCCCTCGCACGGATCATGTGATCGTCACTAATCGGTATCTCAATAATCATTTACGATGCACCCAAATCCACAACTTCACAGGCATCTGCAGTACACGCAAGTTCTCGAGATCCACTTGTATTATCCTCTTTTTCGTAAGAAGAAAACTTATCCCAGTCTAAAGTCGGGGGAACAATACTCTTCCACTCATTATACTCATCAACATCTATATCTTGGTATGGTGCTTGTTTGTATGTATGATCACTAAAGGGTAGAAAGGAAACCCCTGAAGCTATATCAAAATTCTTGTACATCCAAGCACCCACTTCCATCCACTCTTTCTCCTTTACAGAGATAGTAACAGATGGCTTGTGTTCACACCACAAGTCTGCATACAATTTCCACAACTCAAGTTGTTCAACTGCACTCATTTCAGTTCGGGTAATTGCACCACTTGGAGATTGCATTGGAAAAGAAAAAACAGTTACACTATCTGGCTTTGTAATGTCAGGTTCGTTAGGTATGCCTTCTTGTTTCATAAACTCTGTTAGCGGATCTTTGTTATCACCTCTAACTGTTCGTATAAAAAAATCGTTGTGTCTTGCATGAATACCAGAAGACGCATCTACAAGTTGTGATACTGTTCCACTAGGCTTAACACAAGTAATTGCCGTTGATTGTGGTATACCTATTGCTTTTGCGTATTGTTTGTTTGTATCTATTGCAACTTGTTTCATCTCTTGTAACCAAACTTTAGAATCAACTGTCCTAGATAGGATACCATGATCCATAATACCTGTCAAGGAAACACCAAGTAACCTTTCTTCTTCTGTGTTGTTTTTCCATATTTTTCGTAAATATTTAAGATCAGTTAAGGTAGACTGAAATGTTCCTAGCATCGTTGCAACTCTTACTTTGCTACGTAAAGTTTGTAAATCATCTGTCTGTCTAACTACAACCTCTGAAAGATTACAAAACTGGTAAGGTCGAAGTATAATCTCTGAACATGGGTTCGTTCCCCACATGTGTCCAACTTCTCTCCTGCCATTCTTTGCGACCTGTTTGTCAGCAGCCTGCCTATTAAACATGCCCCGTTCCCCAGACTTTGACTCGTACAAAGCTAACCATTCTCTCATGTAAGTATCCATGTCTGGCTTGCCTTTATACGCAATAGAGTTGTTTGCTAATGCTCTTTGTCCATTTGCGTTCCACCATTCTCCTGCTTTAGCGTGTCTCATTTGATCATCCCCTAGATTAGATAGACTAATCAGCGCTGATCTTCTTACACCACCAACAACAACAACCTCACCAATCTTGCACATAATGTCGTGACACTCTACACAATAAAGTTTGCGACCTCTTGCTTTTTTAAATTTGTGAACAGTAAACTCAAACAAGTTAACTAACGGATCTGCACCTGATGCTCTACCCCCCATAATCTTTAATCTTGCCCCTGCAGGTCTTATTTTTGACACATCCCAAGATGGAATCATTCCTGAATAGAGTAGTGCAACTAATTCTCTATATGCTTTTGCCCAACCTACTTTACTATCTTCTACAACAATAACAACGTCAGACTTTTGCATACACTCACTAATCACAGGTAGTTTGTCTATGTTTTCTCGTTCTACAGAAAACCCCACACCTGTTCCACACATAAGTATGTACATGGCTTCATCAAATGAACGTGGACTATCTACAGGAAGATAACTACAATTATAACCACACACGTTATCTCTTTCAAGTGCTTCTCCTGCCGTCATCATTGCCCTCATAGAAGGCATTACAGATAGATTAGTTATGTATTCTGTAATTATATCCTTGTCGGCTTTTGATATTTTATAATCGTGCTTTTCTTTTAAAGATTTCTCCATAAAAGAAACATATCTATTTACAGTTTCATCCCAGTTTTCTCTACGACTTTCACCGTCAAGCCATCTTGCATACCGTGATTTATGTATAAATTGTTGATAAGACGTTGGTAAACTATTTGATATTAACATGTCCATTCTCCTCTCTGTTGTCTACTATTTTTATTAGTTTATCTAAATACCATCGTGCTTTCTTTAAATCCTCTGATCCGTTTTTGTATCTATATCTCCACAAGTATTTTAGTATGTTCCCCTGTAAGTAATATTCAAATCCTTCACCTGTTGCAGATTCTATAGCATCAATAGTTTCAATACCATTCTTGTTGTAGTGTGGTGGATGGTTCACCATATCTTCTTTAGTTTTGCCTGATAAATATTTAGGACTACTATCCATCTCTTCTTTTACATTTTTAATCTTTTCTTTAATCATGTCTCTATATTTCATATCAATGTTCACTCGTAAAGTCAACTTTAATTACATTGTCTTTGTACTCTATTTTTTGTCCTGTATCATCAGGCAACTCACTAAATAGTCGCTTACTTGCATACTGCATGGATAATTCCCCCATACCGTAATTAAATATATCATCTCCCCTGTTACGTAACAGCGCAACTAATCCTTCGTGAGTAATAGAACCAACCGAGTGATCTCCCTCATCGTGGTACTTCCTACCTGTTGTATCGTAGGCAACCATATTAAATTTATCGTCATCTATATCGGTAATAATAACGTAGTAATGCCCCTTTTGAAGCTTCATGCTTTTTAGCATTTTATGTATTTTTTTCTCATCCATGTTTAAACCACTCCGCAGGTATTGTTCCTTCTGCCCACCTGAAATCGTACCTGTTACACCAATCAGCGTAGGTTGTTTTACTTCCTTTATATATTTTGTTCTTTGCGTTCATAAACACAAAACGAATATCTAATTCTTTGTGTTGCTCTTTTACAAGTACCATTTTTACTCTGTCTGCTTTATCTAAATGCCCCTTTGCTTCAATAAATATATTTGTGTCGGGTAAATAAAAATCAGGAGTATATGTCCGAACTTTAGGAACATAAAGAAACTTTTTTGATTCGTATTCAAATTTTATTTTATTGTTAACTAATACTTTTGCTAACTCCAATTCAAACTTTGATCTGTATTTTAATCGCTTCATTTCTTTAACTTCATTTTTAAGTTTAAAGATTCCATTCGTTTGTTTACGTACCCTGCCAGTCTTACAGATTGTTTTTCTATTGTAGTAAGTTCTTTTGTTAGGGGATACATCGGTAGGCATATTATCTTTCCGTAATTTAACGCTTGGCTAATTGCTTGAAATTCATTTTCTATTCTTATTATATCTCGTTGTTCGGTGGCTGAAGTGAGAGTGCCGTTTTCTGAAAAGTTTTCACGAAGAGTAAGGGGAATACCTCTTTCATGTTGACGTAAGAAAACGACATCTCTCCCGCCCCCCGATTCACGGTGGGATTCTATATAAACGTGGTACAAAGTTTCATTGTATTCCATCAACTCTAGTAAATAGCTATGAGAATATATAACTGACATCTATATTACTTTCTTTTTTAATTTTGAATACCACGCTTGAGGTGGATTTTTTGCTCGTGAAGTTACCTTGTCGTGTAACACTGAATCTTTCCAACAATACTTTTTAAACCCACACATGTTACAAGGTTTAGGTAACAATTTATTTCCTGTCCTGACATCTTCACCTTTATCTCTGTAAGTTTCAAACACATCTTTGTAAGGAACAACAAATTCCTTATCAGGACTAGTTAACATCTTTATTCTTTTCTTTGCATCTTCTAAATATTCTTTTCTATCTTCATCTTGCCACTCGGGTGCTTCAACGACTGCTACTTCACCACTAGATTTATTAATTGCTATCCATCCACCAAACGGTAATCCCGTTGCTTCACCGTACAAATGACCTTGCATAACATACCCAAACGGATCATCTTCTTTTATTTTACTGTACCCACCATATCCTGTGTACTTGTATTTAAATGCCCAATCACTTGCCGATTTAATATCCCAAACTTTCTCTTGCCCTAACTCATCTCTTATAATTAAATCAAGTGTTCCCGTAACTTCTGTTCCTTCAATATTTAATCTAACTGCTTTTTGTTTTGCGACAATATCAACCCCTGCCTGTTCTAAAATAAGAACGGCTATAGATTCGACTATATCCCCAAACAAAAACCTAAACAGAAGATTGTATTCTGTCTCTTGTTGAATACCTTGACGTTCAAGGAGTTGCTGACAAATAGGTCTACCCAACCCTGACATACGTATTTTGTATTCTTTTGTTTTGTTAAGCTGAATAAGAACGGACTCTGTACAGGAATCAGAAAATTCCTTTGTGGCTTCGGGGGGAATATTTACTTCCCCCCTACTTGCCCGTTCCATGTAGTCTTGAATTTTAAGCGTGAGCAACATTGAAGTCGCCTGCCAAATCATCATCCTTTGCAGGTGAGACTAATTTTACTGCATCTCTGTATTGATTCATAATACTTTCATTATGTGCTTTTACAGTTTCTGCAAACTTCTTCATTAACTCCTTATCGCTATCTGTTATGTCAGTTTCGCTAGATAAAGACGGAACTGGTATCCAAAACGTAACCGACCCTTTTTTCTGTCTTTGTGTTCCTATTTTTATAACACACTTCTGCATAATTTTTTTCTGTTTAGTTAAAGTATTTATAAACGAACTTATTGGTATAAAACCTGAACGTTTAAAATAAGCAACAACAGGATGTCCTTCAACTTTAACTTTATCTCCGTTGCCTTTAACAAAGCTACCACTTGCTATTCCGTAAATAACTTGGTTGCAAACTGCAGAACGGGATTTAAGTCTTAATGGATCATCTTCGCCTAGCTTCTCTTCATCGCTTGAAAGTAATCTTCCACATTTACTTCCGCCTTCTGTGTCAGGAAAATCCCCTGTCATAGTTGGCTTTTGTACAGACTTACAACTAAATATGCCTTCTTCTGCGTTAAACTGACTCCACTCAAATGTTCTTAAAATAGGTCTCAAGTATACATCTTTTGTATAGATATATTCCCCATCATAAAACATTTTCCAGTCACCTCTTGTCAAAGTCTGACCATCTTCTGTTTCTGTGTCGTAATTAATATTTAGTCTTGACAATCCTTCTCTGCGATCACCACCTGAACTCTTCTGTCCAGTTGCCTGCATTAAAGCATCGTTGTCGTCTGCACTGAAAGCATCAACAATCTGATTCATTTCAGTGTCTAAAGTTTGTAAATTATTATCCATAAATTTTTCCTTTTCTATGTATATTTAAGGTTAATGTAATTAGAGACTACAAATTAACTTCAGATAAGTCAAGCCAATTCTTACCTATTTTTAATTCTATGCCAACAGGCATATCATACTCAACTCCATATCTGCGTTTTGTCTCCGTTGGTAAACAGAGCATAGAGTCTTTAAGTATTTGAATACATTGGTCTTTTTCGTCTGGGTGAACGTCAAGTACAATTGAATCGTGAACTGTGTTGCAAATAACTGATTGCATATTTTTCATTGCCTTATCTAATTTCACTAACGCAATGGGCAATAAATCAGCAGTTGCAAAACCCTGAACAGGGTAGTTACAAATAGCCGTTCTGTTTGTTGCAGAACCCCACTCTGTCCATCTAGCATCGGGGAAAGAATATTCCCTGCCCGATGGTAATTTAATTACTTTATTTGTTACGGCTTGTTTCTCAAGTTCTTTGTGCCACTCCGTAACTTGTTCATATTTTTCTTTAAATCTTTGATAGTATTGTTGCTGACTTCGTGTACCACTAACACCACCATACAAAGGTTTAAATGTGTGTGCTTTTGCTTCTTGTCGACTACACCCTATAACAGACGCAGTATAGCTATGTACATCCGTTCCTTCAAGAACATCTTGGTAAACTTGAGAATCTTTTGCAAGAAATCCTGCAACTCTAAATTCCAATTGAGAATAGTCACCTTCAAGAATATACCCCCCGTCAAATCTACTTTCAACAACCTTTCGTATAGCAAACGTAGAACCTCGTGGCATGTTTTGAAAGTTTGGATTACGACTAGATAGGCGACCAGTAGCCGTAACACATTGCATAAACTCGGGATGAATAAAACTGTTGTCGTCTACATTGTTTTTCATCCCTTCTACAAAAGTTGAAAGATATGTACGCAACGCATTGTACCGTGAATACGCTGAACAAAACTCACGGGCATCCCCTTCTAACTCGGGCAGTCTATCCTCAAGAGTTGTCTTGTCTGTTTTAAATCCTGCTGATGCCGTATCTCGCACCGTTCGAGGTATTATCTTAAACCCTGCAACTTCCCCCGTTGAAGTGTAAATTACACCCTTACCTAAACAGGTTTTACAAACACGCTTTGCTTTCCCCATAGAACCATCTTTTCTTTTTAAAGTAATTCTACCTGTTCCAGAACATTCCTTACATTGATTCCCAATTGTTTTGTAAACTATATCAGTCATGTTGCGAACATGTCTTACAAAATCTGTGTGTTTCATACGGGTTCTCATCTTTGGTTTAATTGTGTTGCCCCTCATCTCATGTCCTAAATTAAATGTGATTGACCAAAGATTTTTATCTTTTACTTTCCTTGAATACAAAAGAATACTTTTATCATCAGGACTAGCTAGATTAACTGGAGTATCACCCATAGCTTTTTTTGCTAACTCACCTAGCTTCTTTTCCAACGAAAGCATTTCTGTTTCGTATTCTTTTTCTATCTGATCTAAAGTGTCCAAGTTTATTTTTAATCCGTTTGTTTCTACCCTAGATAGTGTGTCCACCATCTCAAATGATAGTTTAAGTGTTTCTTTCATATAAATCCTCAAATGTTAAGCCAAAGACTTCTAATTGTTTAAGTGCAACCTGTTCAGTTGCAACCACGTCTGCTTTACCATACTCCTCAACTATTTCCAACGGAATATCATAAAAGGTCTTACCTTCTTTAAGATACGGAGAAACCAAGTCCGTCTCCTTTTGGGTAACGTTATACTTCTTTGCAAGAGCATCGAGTGATAAAGACCATCGTCTTGCTCTCGCTTTAATATATTCTGCAACCATCGTATCATATATTTCTCCCTCGTAAACAAATCCACACGCACGCAACCAAGTCAAATCAAATTTTATATTTTGTCCAACAAGAACATCAGCTTTATCAAGATCATTTTGTATGCGTTCTACTGTTGTTGACTCATACCAGTTCTTTTTATCTTTGTGGTAGAAAAATTCGTAGTTAACTTCTTTGTTTAAAAGCCACTTCCAACCCACTGATACTAAACGATTATTAAAGTAGGGTAGTGCAGTCGTACCCCCCGATACTTTATCTTTGTGCGTTGTCTCAACGTCTAGTGTTAGGATATTCATTTTTTAATTTCTTCATTGAACAATAAAAACAACATAACTTTTGTTTAATCCAAAACATTTTTGTAAAAACAAACTTTTGCTCACATACTTCACATTTCTCTTTGTGTTTATATTTATACATTAATAATACACCCCTTTCTGAACATCTATCTGTACATTAATCATTCCGTGCCACCCATTCACTTTATTTTTAGAAATACAAATGTGTCGCACAACATTGTCAACCTCACTTGATCCCGTCTTACCTATACCAATTATAACATCGGCTTCCCCTGCCTTTCCTGTCTTGGAATTGTCAAGCATAGCGTAATCTATAAACTGTCTGTCGTGAGCATCGTAACTCGCCTGACTAACTGCCCAAACCAAACAACTATTTCGTTTCGCTATCTCTCTTGCAGTAACATAAGTTTCCTTCAATCTTTCATCTCCACGATTGTATTCACCTTTGATTCTGAATTTGTCAAGCTGATCACAAAACATAATGTCTGGTTTGTTCAGTTTAGCATACTCATCAACTTCTTCAATGGAAGTTCCCACTGAATCCATTATAACTAGATAGGGTTCTATCTCTGTTCTGTACCTATCTAGTAAATCAAATCTTTTTTCTATCATCTCATCTTTAGTCAGTTCAAAATAAGACTGTATTATTCGTAACTTAATTCTAGTGGCAGGTTCTTCGTTTGCCCA